GTTATGTAGTAACCTACAGAGTCGGAGGTGGTTCTAGAGGCAACATAGCAAGTGAGGTTATCAACGCACCCATAACAGCTACCAGAGGCGTCACGGAGGCTCAGGGCACTCTAGAGAACACTTCAATAGGAACGGGTGGCGCAGAAGCAGAAACTGTAGAGAACGCAAAGAGATATGCAGGCTTAACTTTCAGAAGACAAGACCGCTTAGTAACTCTTCTAGATTACGTCAGCTTCGCCAACAGCTTTATCTCTCAGTATGGATCTACAGGAAGAGCTACAGCAGCAACGAGGAGAGCCTTCTGCTCTGCTAACATCATTGATATCTATGTTCTAGAGAAGGCCAGTGATACACAATTACGGAAGGCTACACCCACGTTCAAAAAGCAACTTATTGATGCTATGTCTCCAAAAAAGATGCTAACGGATGAGGTCGTAGTTGTAGATGGTTTAATTAGAACGTTAGATTTAGTTGTAACTATCAGAGTAGATAGAGAAGTTAAAGAGCAGGAAGAAGTAATTAAAGCACAAGTAAGAGATACAATTCTTACTTATATGAATATAGGAAATAGAAATTTTGGACAAGAGTTTAACCCCCAAGACCTTGCTAGAGAGATATTCCAAAATCCTTATGTAGTCTTTGCTACCATCGACAACTTCCCTCAAGTCGTTAAAGCAGATTTTAACGAGATTATTCAACTGAATAACCTGGCTATTAATGTTGTAAGAGTATAATGAGTTACAACTTATACAGAACAACAAATAAAAGATTGAGTAAGAGAAACTTTTCCGAAGTTCTTGAATCACTCATACCTAGCTTATACTTAGCAGATGATATAGCTGAGTTTGGGAAGGCTGACGATTTATTAGATACAATAATAAATTCCCACATAACTATTGCCTCTAATATCTCACAAATTTTAGATGTTTCAAATGGTTCTGTATTTTCTGGTATAGATGATGGTGTTGAAGGAATTTTTCCATTTTTTCTAAAACAAAATACATATAACGAGATAAAGCCATACAATTTTTTCAGAAACTTACTGATTGAAGACGAGAAAAACTTTAGTGATTTTGCTACTTCGAGTGCATTTGTTAATTACTTAGTTTCAGGATTTATCCCAAAAATTGAAACTAACTCTCCGACCCTGACTACTCACGATAACCTAATAGAAAACTTAGGTTGGTTTTATTTCTTAGCTAGTGGTAACTCAGAGAGTGTCCAACCTTCCTCTTTATTACCAAACTACCTTGTTAAGTTATACAGAGGAGAGAGTATAGGTCTCAATGATGGTATCAACTGTCTGACAGAGTATCTGTGGTATAATCAGACTACATTCTCCGCTTACATACCAACTCAGTTCCTTTCAGGAACAGCAACTTATACAAGTGGAACTCAGCAACTCCAAAAACTCAAGACTTTAAACAATATCATTTATTCAAATGAGTATTTCGACCGATCAGATTTTAAAGTCTATGAAGCTTTTGATCAATTCGTCCAGCTAGGAAATTTCTCACCAGAATTCTTGTCTAATGGTCCATTCTGGAGACTTATTAAGTCGTTCTCCTTTGCGTTTGCTGATATGCAAAATGAGACAGACAAGCTTCAGACTTTGTATGACCTACAGGACTGCCCTGACGAGCTTTTACAGGAGATAGCTTACCTAATCGGTTGGAAGTTATTGGGCTCTGATCCAAATAAATGGAGACTTCAATTATTTAATGCCGTAGATCTATACAAGAGAGCTGGAACTAAACAAAGCATCCAAGCCGCAGTAAACTTAGTATTTACTGAAGGTGTCGTAGATATAGCTTCTGATATTATTGAGCTATGGGAATCTTATTTGCCATTCTTGGCTATGTATGCTCTAGCTACAGAATCATATCTATTTAAGAGTTATGATACTTGGACTCGACCAATATCTAATCAACTAAAAGTAGACAAGTATGATATCTATAACTTCGAAAATAATATTCGATTAGCTGTAGATAGAATCTTACTTACTTTATATGAGAAGCATCCTGATAGCTTCAAGATCGGAGGTAGACCATTTAAGAAGGCTCCATTCTTTAGATTTAATTATCGAGGGAGAGAGTATCCAATCCCTCCGTTTGAAGAAATTCCTTACTACTTAAGCTGCGAGATAACTCAAGAATTAGTAACTGACTTGGTTGATGAATTAGTTTGTTTCGGTGTGCGCCCCGCATTTGCTGATCAGGTCGGTGAGTATATTTTAGATAATACTCTTAGAGCCACCGATGAAATAAGAGAAGAAAACTCTTGGTTGATGTTTGCTTCTGGTATGTCCCTGCCACCAAACTTCGATTCTCTTCTGAGCGTAATCGGCGATGAGTCTGAACGATACCTAAGTCTTTGGAACGGCAAGTCTTCTCACTATTATCTTGCATTTAGAGCTAGCGATTTTGATTTCACAAAAGTAACTTACGAGGCTAACTCAAAACAAGTTATCCTTATCGCAGCAGAAGCTGCTAAACAGTTCGCGCCCGCACACGCGATAGCAAACTTTAAAGTAGTAGCAGAAGATAGCGAAGATTATTATGCAAACGGCACCATGTTTATGCGTGCCTTTATTGATGACTACGAATCTTTAGATGCAGCATCATCCTCTCTAACTATTGCTAATACTGAGTTAAGCGGCGTGGATTTTCTAGGAGGCGATGGCGAAGTATTCAGTGGTCTTGGTCGAAACGTATACGATACTCTTTTAGATTCTTGCTACACAGATAGCTCTAGTGTAACAACACTTAGGAACTCTTTTAGGCGAAGAAACTACAGGTCTACATTAAATATCGCAGGGTATTACGACAGGACTGGCTTCAACCCACCAATTTTCCTAGACAGTGCGATAAGAGGGCTGCAAGTATCAGCAGACGATAACCTGATCTCTTTAGGCTTCATCCCATCATCCTTGAGTTATGTTTCAGCATTTACCGACGCAGAATGCAGTGGGATGTTATCTAGCATAAACCCAATCTTAGATAGATGTAATACTAAAGACAATTCCAGTTACTTCGGTTACTTCACGTCGGGCACTCTAAAGACTAGGGGCTATAATTCTATTGATGATGATGTCAGTGGATCAACTATGTATTTGGATCGAGGAGATCTTGATCCATTTATGTATGTAATTTATAAAATTGAAGAAGAAAAAATTAAGAGAGTTGCTCAGAAAATTGTAGAAAACAACTATGAAATATACGTAAGCAGTCTGAACTGGAAGAATGTTTCTGGGTCGATAGCAAACAGTCTGTTGTCTTGCGAGCCTCTCCTAAGCTCTCTAGACGAATACAGAAACTATACGTTCGGACAAAAAATTCATAGATTATTCAATATCTATACTTCTGGATTTAATAACCATGGCTTGCTTGGCTACGATCAGAATGATCTGAATAAAGCTAATATCCTCGTCCACTGTTTTGGTAGCATTCTAGATAACAGTGACCTTTCTGAAAGAGGAAGTTATGATTTGTTTGCAAGTAGCCTAGACTCTGCTACTCGTCTCACACTCAATTCAATCTACTTCTCTGGTGCCGCTTCAGCAGTATCGGCTTACGGGACCTTCACATTTACAGAGTCGTCCTCTCTGGTAGCGTCTTGTATACAGGACGTAGAGACAACTGTAGAGTTAGTAAACTCAGCCATAATGAACAACGTGGAGTTGGTTCACACGTCAGGCGTAAGTAATCAGAATGAATTTACTCTTTATGATATTCAAACTGCAAAGAAGTCTTATGCTTTTAACAATCCTCTAATCAAACTAAAATCTATAAATGGATTGCCTAGAATTAGATTTACTATAAAAGGATCTGATCTTTCAGAAACTTACGGCCAACACAGAGATAACTCATTCCTCCATCCTGAGCACAATTACAAACTTAGTATTAAAGGCTTGGCTGCCCTTGATGATGGATCTTTACTCACAAACTCTAAACTAGGTGTTTGGATTCACACCAAAGCCGAGGTAGACGATACCAAGGCTACTAATTATGAATTCTCTTGGCACTTCAACAAGAATAAACAATGGGAACTAGTTCCTGTAAGTAAACTAACAAAAACTAAGATTCTTCAAGATCTAACTCACTTTATAGCATTTGATGATCCTGATATTGGTGAGGCTTCTTCACTAGCTAGACCATGCCGAGCACAACTCAGTGGAACAGTAGACAGATCACTCACAGAGTTTAATGAGTCTTACTTCTCAACTAAGGAAATTGTATTCAATACATTAAACAAATGTATGAATATAATTCAACCTGAGGCTTACTACAGAAATCATGGACAGGTTCATAGATTCGACCAGACTTACTATGTTGAAATTTTCATGATTCCAACCATTGACAATACAGATAAATTTATTCTTCTCGACGAGATCAGCTTAAGGAACGAGACATTGTGGGATTACACTAGAATAGAGCTGGACCCGGATCTCATTCACACAATGACCCACCCGCTGTGCAGCAATAAAAAATTAGATCTATCCCCAGACGACATAAGAACTATAATAAGATACTACAATAGTTTAGCTGGTAAGGGTGTGTCTAAGGGTCCTCTTGGAAGGGACTCGGCTAAGAGTTCTTATATCAATATGCCTAACGGCGGCGGCAGATTAAACTATAGATTCAGCCCAGAATGGTATAATAATACTAAAGCAGGGACTAACTCCCAATATACTCAGATAGATTTCACATAAACTAGGTATTCATATGATTGGTATTGTAGAAGTTTTTTATGGCAATGAAAAAGTAGCTGAAGAAGAGAACATGATTCTTGACCAGCTTGGTGAAGTCATTGCAACTTTTATGAGTTTACCAAGGGGACTTAGTAATATTGAATCAGCGTCTGCTATTCTAGATGCTTCAAATTACACCATCCGAGCAGCTAGTTTAGGAAAAGATGCTTTGGGCTATCAGCACCATGCTCACTTTCAAGGGTTGTCTGCATTAAATAGCAGTGGTAATGTGTATAGAGTTATCTCATTCCAAGATAATTCTGTATCTAGCTACCACACGAGCGCAGTCTACCAGGAAAGATTTTTAAAACTTTTGCCGGAGTTCTCTAAACCTACCATGACTAGGCTAGAGTCTACTTCAACTAAGGTTTCTTATTTACCTAGTAGTCTTGATATGGGGCATAATTTAAATCTTATGCCTAGTGGTGGGTTATCATCTTGTCTGGGTTGCTATGCTCCAACTGGAAGTTTTCAAATTTTTTATCTAGGAATCCCATCAGACCTAACAAATATTACTGATGATAATATCATTTGTTCTGGTCTATTTAATAATGTTTCGGGATTCAACGCATATCAGTCAATAGATTCTAGGGGATTTATTACCATGCAATCCTCCTCCCTAGTCGAAGGTAAGAATCTAGAAGCAGCGGGGATATACCCAGGACTGTTATTAACGCACTCCACTGGATGGGATGCGGCAAATGCAGACTTCAATGTTAAGTATCTTCTAAATATAAACTCAAAGGATTTTATTTGTTTAAATATCTTTGGGGGTATATACAATATAGGACTATGGTGCTATGATATTGGGGCAATGATGAGAAAGGGTATGTATCCTCCCTTCTCTCAATATGATAAGGAAGAGTTGGAATATAAGCTAGTTGCAAGAAAAACTTTTACGAAGGATCTAACTTATCAGCAAGACTATGGCCTCCCTGGGATTTTGGCTTCTGAAGATCTTAAATTAGTATGGACTTGGAGATTTAAATGAAAAACTTTGTTGAAACTTTAGACGTTAATGGACATTTACAAATAGTTAAGGTGTTCCGTAATGGCGAAGAAGAAGTTGTTTTTGATGATCCTAACGTAATCGTTTCAGGTATGGGGATGGGTTTATCTTATCTTTTTAGCCTATCAGGATCTCCAAATATATTAGATTATCAGCTAGACCGATTCCAAGTGGGAGTCAGTGGAAGTCTTGCTAAACAAGTTAGCTCTACAAATCAGCTAGCCGGTCCTCTTAGCTCTGCCGCAGAATATGGCGATAATGCTCTTCTGTATGTGATTGAAGCATATCACGCCATAGACTCACAAAACTCTATTGGCCCTGAGTTCTTTGGCTATATCCCATCACACAAGGTAAGCAAGGTTGGAGAGCGCAGTGTCCGATATACAATTACTCTAGATAAAGATTCATGCAATAACCTTACTAGAGACGGTAACGAAGTTGACCTAAATGAAATTGGGTTATTCATGAAAAATCCTCAAAATAGTAAATTGGCTCTAGATAACTCTGTATTAGTAGCATACAGATATTTTTCAGGTATTACAAAAACTGAAGATTTTTCTCTGATATTCAGATGGACGATTAACTGGTAAGATTATGGCTTATCTTCTAGATGATTTATATACAGCTTCTGGTTCAGCAAAGCCTTTCGGCTGTTGGACCGATGGCGTCACAAAGTTCACAGCGGCATCTTTTTATAACTACGAGCAGGATAACTTACCGTTATTTGATCTAGAAGAGCGAACCCACTTCTTGTGGGAGAAATTTGGCTATCCTACAT